CGGCGGTCCTCCCCCGCCCACAGAGCCCCCCCCCCCCCCGCCGCCGCTGTTTTCTTGGGGGGCGATAGGCGAACGCGGGCGGTCGAGCGGTGCCACCACTTCGGGGTTGTGGCTCGCGCCGGCATACTCACCGAAGAGTCCGAGCGTGGGGCCATAGGCGATGCCGCCTTCTGCGAACTTCGGGAGCGATGCCATGGTGGCAATCATTACGCCCGTCAGCGCGGCGGCGGCTGCGATGCCCACCCACGGAATTGCTGCGTGCGCGTTGAACGTCTTTGCGGCGGCTCCGGCCACGTTGGTGGTGGCTTCGGCCTTGTTGGCTGCGGTCTTTGCCGTAGCGGCCGCTATGGTGGTTTGCGCTTCGGTTTGCACCGCCTGCGCGTTGACGATGGTGGCGGTCGTTTCTTGCTCTTTTATCGTCTTGTTCGCCGCGCTCACCAAACCGAAAATGCGCATTACTTGGTTCAGCGCCTTGAAATTCTCTTCCATCTGCAGCACCGCGTTGAGCACCGCCGAAAGCTTTTGCCACGCCGAGGCGTTGCCGCGCAGTGTGTTGCTCAAACTCTCCACCGTGTTGCCGATGCTCGACACGCCGCCCCACGCGCTGCGTACCATACTAATGGCGCTGACGGCCTTCTTTTGAAGGCTCTTGTAAGTATTTGCCAGCTCTATCAAGTCGCGGCGCTGTTCGGGCGAAACGGGACTTGTGGTGTCGGCCAATCGCTTTTGTATGGCTTCGATACGGCTTTGGAGTTCCTCGATGCCGAGGGCGCGGATGCGGATTTTCATCTCGCGTTCTCCGAGTTGGCCGATCTCTTTTGCTTCTCGGAGTTTGGCCTGCCATTCCGCGCCGTCCTTCATCAGCTCCAATTTGCGCTGGTAGGCCGCGATGTCCTGTTGCGTGTGGTATAACTCGTCGCCGCTTTGTTTCTCGGAGGCGGTGTTTAGCTTCTCGATGGCGGCCGTTAGCTCCTTCACGGTGTGAAGCTCCTCGAGGCGGCCGATGCTGTACTTTTCGGTGGTGGCATCATCCTTGGCAGCGCGGCGCGCGAGGGCATATTCTTGCAGCTTGTCGAAATAGGCAGCCTCTTCGGCCGAAAAGTTGGCGGCGGTGATGCTCGAGCGGTTGAACCGCAAACCCTTGTCGCGCTCTTTGCGGTGGGTGGCATTCCAAACGGCCTCAGCTTGGTCGCGCTTCGCCTCAACGAGAGCGACCTTTTGCTCTTCGATTTGGTCGAGCTCTTTTTGGAAGTCGAGCGCATTTTGTGCACGCTCCTTTTCTGCGCCTTCTTTCTGCGCGTCGATATCGGCTTGAGCCAAGACCGCTTTACGTTCGCGCGCGGCTTTGATTTCGTCGGCCTGCGCTTTGTCCTGCGCCTGCGTCAATGCGTGAGCGTCGAGCGCTTCATTCTTCTGTCGGTCCTCTTCGGCCTTCACGGGGTCGACCTTGTGCCCGCCTTTGTGCCCCCCCTTGTGTCCGCCTTTTCCGCCGCTGTGAGAACCTACAGAAAAGAACTCCAGTTGCTTGTCGTAGTACGCAATTTTTTTGCGTAGCTCTGCAGCTTCTTTGCGTCCTGTTGCCGAGGACATGTCTTTGTTATCCAAATCGTCCTGCGTGTTTTTCTTCGGTTCCCCCCTGTTGGTTTTTTTTTGGGGGGTTTTTTTTTTTTTGTGGCCGGGGCCCGGCGGGGGGCTAACCCCCAAAGCTGCGTCGGCATCGGCGCGGACTTGTTTCTCGTACCCGTTTAACGATCGAAGTTTTTGTACGAGATCTCTAAATGGATTGAAGATTCTCTGACTCACCACTGTGTTCGGAGCTCCAGACGTTATTACCTTATCGAACTGCTTTACATAATGCTCGCGAAATTCCGCCCCCGAGTCAATATTCCTAAGAACCTCATTCAGCTGCTTATTTATATTCCCACCATGAAAGACCGTAGACAATGTTCCGCGAAGTTGTTTTACTAACTCCGCGCGTGTCTCCGCTGTGCCCTCCATCTTCTTGTCTACGTAGACTTGCATGGCGCGCGCACGCGCTGCCGCTACAACCTTTTCGCGGAGGAGGTCGTACATCTTTGCAAGATCCTTTATTTCCCCGTGTTCTTTTTGGATTTGGCGAATATACTCCCCATACTGATCCATAATAGAGTTTTTCGCCTGTGCATAAGCCTCCGTGCCTTGCTTCGCCTTGTTCAGCGCGGAGAAAAGCGCATTTAATTTGCTCTCCTCCTTTGATGCGGCCGCAGCAGCCACGCCAACGGCTTCGTTCGCTTCCGCTTGTCGGCGCGCGGCTTCGCTGTTGGCGGCGGAGAACTTGTAAAGCGCATAGGCAAGCGCTGCGACGGCCGCTATAGCCACCACCCAAACATTGGCAGCCATGAGCGCGTATAGCTTTTTTGCAGCGCTGACGGCGGCCAACTTGGCCGCAGTGAGTACGCGCATCGCGGTGCTCGTCGTCCCCGCCGCCCCGGCTTCGGCATAGAGTGCCAAAATGGAGGCCTTTGTCGTGGCGAGAAAATTGGCAAACGACACCCCCACACCGGCAACCACGGTTTTGAGTTGCCCAAAAGAGGCCGTTATGACTGACACTTGCGAAGCCGCGGCGAGATAGGGGCCGAAGCCGACCAGCACCTCGCCGATTTTCGCCTTAATGCCGCCGATGGTCATTTGCAGCTGCTTCATCTGTCCGGTCGGCGTGGCGGCGAGTTTCTCGTTCATCTCGCCCACGTTGTTCGTGATGATACGAGCCAAGAGGGCAGCACGCTCGCTTTCGGTGCCGTGCTTGAGCATCTTTTCTTCGGCAGCGGAGAACGTGATACCGACACGACGCAGCGCTGTGGCTTGTCCCTGCAGCGCCTTGCCGAAGAGATTACCAACGGCCACCGCGTCTTCCTGCGTGGCATTGACGCCCTTTTGCTGTGCGAGGAGGTTGTTCATCGCCGGCACGAGGGTGCGGAGTGTCGACGCCTGCGTGGCGAACGTTCCGATTTGCTGCGCGCCGGCCACCTGCACCGAACCACTCACCACGCCGAGCTCCTTCTGCGCCGAAATCACGTCCTTCACCCCCTTCACATCTTCGGCAGTCGCGTTCATGCGCTGCTCCATGATGGTTTTTAGTTTCGTGTTGGCCACGGCGGCCGCCTCGAAAGCCTGTGTATAACTCGAAAAGACACCTTGCAGCGAGCCGACGGCGCTCTTGAGTGTTTGGAAGAGCGAAGCCGTGGCGGCGGCATTGACGAGCGAGGGTTTGAGTTTCGTCGATTCCTCGAGCGCCTTCTTCATGGCTTCCTGCAAACCTTCGGTGCTCTTGATGATCGCGTCAATCGGTTTGCCGTCTGCTTGGAGTACAATTTGTATATCAGCCTTGGCCATCTGTTTGGGAGTTTTTACGGTTGATTTTTCGAACGAGTTCACGCGCATATTTTTTGCGCGCTTCTAATTCTTCGGGCGTTTCGCGGTGCGGTTGGGTTTCGCGGTGCTCGTCCCATGGCAGCGCAAAGAGTTTTTCGGGAGTCAGGGTCTTGCTGACGTGTGGCTGTATGAGTAGCGTGGTTTGCAGCCTCATCCTTTCCCACTCATCGCGCGAACGGCCTTCTTTTGCCTCTGTGTGCGCCTTCATACACGCCATAAATTCGTCGGGCGTGAGGCGCACGAAATCGTCTAACTTCATGCCCATCACGCCCAACGCGTAGCCCATTAGCTCCGAAAAGGCTAATGCTTTTTTTTTGCAGCGCCGGCGTTGTCTGTTTCGTCGTCACTGTTCGTGCTTTCGATGGCTTCCGACCACGCTTGCACGTCTTCTGCGTCGAGATGGTCGGCGAATGTCAGCAAGTCCATGCCGAACTCGATGCCGTCGGCGCTGCAGGCAGAAACGACGCAACACCACAAATAGGTGATTTGGTCGGTGAACGTGAGCGCCTCCGACAGCTCTTTGCCGGTTTCGCGCGTGAAGCGCAGCATCGCTCCCATCGACGCGCGAGTGGGATAGGCTTTGCCGTCGATGGTAATCTTCGGGAATTTCTTTGCTACCATAGTTTATTAAGGGTGTTTTGTGTCGTCGAGTGTGGTCGGCGCGCCGTTGTTGATGAACGACACGGACGACTTCACGTCTTGGTCGGCCTCGGTGGTTTCGCTCATCGACTCAATAATGAACGCCCCCGCCAAAAGAATGTCCTCGGAGCCGCGCGCCATTATTTTCAAATCGGCTGCACCCCCCGTCTTCCAAACCGCCAAAAAGTCCTTGTGGGAGGCTTCAGTTTCTCCGATATAGATAAACTGCTCGGTCTTGATGGAAATGGATTGTCCTGTTACAGTTGTTTCTTTGAACTTGCCAGAGCCCGGAGGAGCCGACGCAATGGGTTTCACGGCGCGGGTCTTCGTTTCGCTCTTGTAGTCGACAGAGTACGAGCCGCAGTGCCCTACGGCCTTGCCTCCGACAAAGAGGAGGAGGTCGTTACCGTTGAGATAGCCTTGAGGTAATGCCATGTGTGTGTAGTTTAGATAGGTGTGTGTAGTGTGTTGGTTAACGGGGGCGAACGGTGAACGTGAGGAGCTGCACATGGGCATCCGCGTCCCACAGTTCCTCCGCTGAAGCTATGCGACAAGAACGCAGCAGGTTGTCGCTCGTTCCGTCGAGAGCTGCGCGCACCGCCTCGGCCAATTCCACCGCGCCGGCGTAGGACGCCGCGTAGCAGGCGACCTCAAACGTCAACGTGTCGGCCGAGCCGTGCGAGTTGGGAGCCGGTTCTAAATCAGAGCGGCGATACACGACGTAGGGGAGCTGCGCCGAGTCGGAAACAACGGGAAACACGAGCCGCGTGATGGCTTGCACGTCTTCGCTCTCCGAAAGAAGTTTGCGAACCGCGAGCCCAGCACTGAGAGAAGTCTGTTTTGCCATTGATCAAAAATTATTTGTAGTGACGAGCCGCGATGCGCGCCGTCCACTCGAAGACTTTCGCGCTGAAAATCTCTTGTGCTTCGGGAATGCTCGTGCGCGCGTTGGCAATGAAGTCGTATCGCCTCAGCGCGCCGGTGGAGTGCGGCTTGCGTTTTCCGGTTCCGCCGCGTCCGGTTTGGCGCTTCTCTGTTCCGCTGTTGAACCAATAGGCCAACGGCTTGAGTTCTCCGCGGCGATTGGTGTGCATAAAACGTCGAAATCTTGGGTTTGCACTCACGCAGACCTTGAACCCGACGCGCTCTTTGAAAACATTGCAGCGAACATTTGTGCGCAGTCTGTCGGCTTTGTTGACTTTCGTCTTCATCATCTCCCGCCGTGCCGCCCGAAGCACTACGGCGCCGGTGGCACGCGCTGCGCCGATGAGCGCCTTTTTGCGTTCTCGTTCGGAAAGCATGTGCCAAAGGGCGCGCAGGCCGTCGGTGTTCATTGTCGCTTCCATGTCGTTACTCGTTTACTCGTTCACAAATCAGCGTAACAAAACCGCGCGCCTTGTTGGGGATGATCGCCGTAACGGTGTAGAGCAAGCCTTGCAGTTCGCGCACCCGCCAATTTTCGCCCACCTCGTGCCCATCGCGCACGTTGTATTCGGTGGAATGGTCGGGAAAATGCTCGCCCACCTCGTTGTGTAGGCGTGCGGTGTGGCGCACTTGCTCGGCATAGGCCACGCGGGTCGGCTCGTAGTGTACACTCTCTGCGCCGAAACTGTCGACGGTGCGCACCGGTCGCAGGAGTTCGAGCCGCGTTCTCATTCTTCCGGCTTGCATAGGCGTTTGAAAGGTTTGACACAAGCTTCGAACGTCTCCGGCACGCTGTGCATTTGCACGGCGGCCACCCCTTCTCGTTGGTTGTACCAATGCGCGCCCAACGAATAAACAGCGATTCTCAGCATGTGCGGGAACTTACCGCCGCCCATTTCGACAAGCTCCGCCGCGCTGCGGTTCGTCGCCTTGACGACTGCCTCCTCCGCCGCCTCGAGAAGAAAGCGCAGGAGCTCCGTCTCGTCGTCGAAATCATCGGCGCGACAGTGTTTGCGAAATAGGTCAAAATCGGTAAGCATGGAAAACAGAAAAGAAAGGATTATGCGTTCTTTACTTTGAGGAGTTTGAAAGCCTCGGGGATAAGCGTGACCGTTCCAACATCCGTGTTCACTGCATAGCGCACTTTGTTGCCTGCAGCGCCGGTGTATGGGTCTACAATGAACGTGACGTCGCCGAAGAAGTTGAGCGGTTGATAACTCCAGTCCCCCAAGCCGATGTAGTCGTTGCCGATGGCTTGCGTTGTATAAACAGGGAGGCCGGCAATCTTGCCATCCTCGCAAATCATAATACCGGAACCGGCATCTTTGGGCGTAGCTTCGAGGATAGCCTGCATCGACTTGGTCATCACCCAAGCCATCGCCTCACCCTCGACGCCGGTCGCCAGCAGTTCGGCTTTGGCCAGGTTCAGCGTCTTAAAATCGATGTTGGGGCCGATTTGTTTTGCCGAAGCCTTCAACGCGACGAACGGACCGACGAAGTCCTTCGCCCCCGTCACCTTTGTAGTGCTAAACAGCACCGCGTCTATGTTTTTGCCAATCGCAACGGGGATATACTTTCGAACAATGTCCTCCACGATGTTGTTCGATTGCATCAAGGCTTCGCGCGTCGTCTCGTACAGTGCCGCCAGACGCTCCGGGTGTGCCGTCTTCTTGGTGAACGTGATTTTTTGTCCGGGAACCTCAACGGCCTCATCGGCGATGGTCACGGTTACTTCACTATGGAACGGCCAAACAAACTCCCCGTGTACGCCGGTTGAAATGGGGATCCCAATCTTGTCGTAAATGAGTCGTTCGCTAAGAGGACCCATAACGTCCTGAACCAGCAAAGGAATGATGCCGCCGTTGTTCACATCGCTCACCATTACCATGTCACGCGCAAAAGTGACTTCAAATGATTTGCCACTGCGAACTTGTTCGCGCACCATTTCCGTTACTTCGCGGCTGACATCTTCGGACTGATGTTTATAATCGACGGCCAACGCGCGCAGATCCATGTCGACGAGCTGCAATTCGCGCACGAGTTCATTGTACTCGGCGTCTTCGGCTTCGTTGCGGGCGCGTTTTTCTTCGCGGAGTTTGTTTGCCATCTCCTCAATCTTCGCGGAGATGTCGCGGCGGCGCTCGCGCAACTCAATGCCGCGGGCGGTGATAGTTCTTTTTCCCATCGTATTTTGTGTTTAGTATTTGTGCTTTTTCAGTACTTGTGCCATCTCTTCGAGCTGTCGTTCTCGTTCCTGCTCTGCGGTGTCGTCCACGGGCGGGGTGGGTGCCGGCTCAAACTGTTCGCGCAGTGAGACGCTCGTATCGGGATAGGCGGGGTCGGCGGCGAGGGTCATGTCGTAGACTCCCACAATTTGGCGAACGGTGTAGGTGATTTTTTGGTTTCCCGTGGCGTCGGTGTCCACACTGCGGCCGACGTAGTCGTTCTTTCTGTAGTAGGTGGAGAAAGCGAAACTACACCCCGCCAGATCACCGCGGCGCACGAGTTCGACCGCCTTGTCGCCGTCGGCCGTGTGGGGCGCTTCAAAAGAGAACTTCACGCCGCGCGTGTCGATGTCGTAAGACAACGTGCCCTGCCCCTCCTTGGAACGCGCCAAAATGAGTTGCCGGTCGTGGAACAACGTGAACTTAATATCCGATGCGTCGAGCAGTTCACGGGTTACGGCTTCGGGGGCGATGATTTCGCGCGCCTCGATTTTCCCGTCGTCTTCGCTCCACAGCACCGCGGAGGGCGTATTGAACAAAATGGCGTAGCCTTCAATCGTTCGGCTCTCTTGCCCTTCGGGGGCTTCTCGGAGGTGCACCCCTTCGCGCACCACGCATTCACGTCGCAGCGTTTCGGGGCTCTTTTTGGGTGTGGGTGTCTTTTCCATCGTTCAGCATTTCGGGGGTTGTCGAAAGGTCTCGGAGGTTGGCCGAAACCAAAGGAGTGTCGCCGCCTTCGACGGGTGGCTTGTTTTCGGCGGCGCGCCATTCGTTGACGGTGTAGAGCCCGGCGGCGATGGTCGCCGTTTGATAACGGACGCGGCTCTCGAGGTCGCAAGCGTAAATTTCGCGGCGGTCGAAGATGATGCGGCGGCGCTCGGCCATCTCGGGATAGAGTTTGCGCAGGAGCTCGCACTCCAACTTGTGCAAAATCGGGTTGAGCGTGAGGTTCATCAAATCGGTGTAGGCGTTCTCTGCGCTCTTGTAGTTGTTGCTCGTGTCGCTGTAGACAAAAGAGGGCGGCACGCCGAAGAATCGACAGACCTCGAAAACCGTAAATTTGCGCGTTTCGAGAAACTGCATATCGGCCGACGTCATGGTGACTTGTCGAAAATCGACTTGCCCGGGCAACTCCACAATTTTCTCGCCGTTCGAAAAGCGTTCATCTATCGACTTCGCGGCGTTTTTAAGTTCGTCGCTATCATATTCGCCCAAAGCGAACGGGCGCCCTGCTGTGCCGTTGGCCAAAAAGCCGCGGACGTTTCCGCCGTCGACAAAGCGTGTGAGCGTTTCCGCCGCGGCGCTGCCGGCAATGTCGAGCGTGTTTCTCGCATAGGAAATCACCGAAAGGCCTTTTTTGCCGTCGAGAGTGAGGTGCTTGAAGTGCAAAATCTCACTGTCATCGTAGGTGTCCGAAAGGCCGTTTGCCATATCGTTCACCATGTAGACGTTGCGGAGCGCGTCGTGGCTCACCGTGCCGCGGTTGCAAAGCACCAACCTTTCGACCTCATAGTTCAATGAGTTGTAGACGGGTACCACGTAGGCGTTGCCCTCCAGGAGCAGCAGACGAATGATCGCGCCCCAAAAGTCGGCGGCCGACATTGAGGGGCACGGTTGCACGTTGAGCAGATAGGACAAGCGGTCGCCCGGTGTGGAGACAAACAAGCCATCGCGCACACTCTCCACCCGCAAAGGGAGAGAAGACACGATGCCCGCTATCACTTCGACGCAGCGGTGCGCTGTGGGAATGGACATCGGCGAAGTGTTCACACCGAGGACGTAACCACGTACGCCCCCGGTGCCCGCCGAACGGCTCCCCCCCCGTTTTTTCGGGGGGGGGGCGCGGGGCGCGGGGGCGGGGCAGGCGGGACAAACCACAAA